ATCCCTTGGTTACAACCCGTCCAAGGTCGTCCCATTATGTCAAGTAGGTGCAAAAAAATTTAACGGATTCTTCAAAAAGCTCGTAGTTACAAGGGTTTGGAGCTTCTTGAAGGTTGCCGCAACGCGCCTACGATGTTTCGACAGATTATGTTATTTTAGGGACAAATCTCGACAGAGCCTATGTAAAAGCCATTGCCGGTATCATGCTGTGACACCGGCTTGGCTCTCGGTGTCTCTTTCAATATCATCGAACTTCCAGATGATCTCGATGCTCTCGGCGTCGTGAACAAGGATGCGTTCGACTGCATCATATAGATGCTCTCTGAGTTTGTCATCAGACAGACCGGTCATCCGGCTGGCTGTCTGCTGCTGTTCTGATGCTACGAGGCTCTTCTGGTGATTCGCTTCATACTGAGCTTCGCATTCGTCAAGCTGCTCTTTCAGGGCGGCTTGTTTTTTTGCAAGTTCATCCTTGCCGGTCAGGTATTCGTCGGCTGTGATCTTGCCTTCACGGTACTGCTCGTACATCGTGAACTTTTCTCTTCCGCAAGCATCGTACTGAGCCTTGAGCAAGGAGAGCTGACGCTGTAAGCTGTCACCCTTATTCCTTGCAGCCTTCTTTGCTGCGGATGCTTCGATTCTGGTAATCTCAATCTGACCTTTGAGGGCTTCAAGGACTACCTCTTCCAGAGCTGTTTTTCTCCATCGGACACTCTCACAAGCACTTCCGTCGTGATAACGATGGGAAGGACAAGCGAAGACTGTACCGTTGGCTTTTTCGAGTTTGCCTCCACAATGAGCGCAGAAGTAAACTCTGTCAGTCTGATCATGGGACACTCTGGAAGACTTTCGCCGTCTCTGGATCGCGTCCTGAGCTTGATCATATTCCTCCTGAGTTACGATAGCTTCATGGGCATTCTCCCTGATATACCATTCCTCTTTCGGAACACGACGCTGATTCTTGTCTCGGATAAAACGGCTCTCTCGTGTGTGATTGACCATCGTGCCGGTGTACTTGATATTCTCAATCATAGCTAAGAGGGCGCGATGTGTCCACTGGGGCTTTTTGGTAGATGTTCTGCGAGTGACCGCCTTCTGCTGTGCCGGAGTTGGAATGCCTTCGGTATTCAGCTCTTTGGCAATCTGTGTGCAAGACTTTCCTGCAATGACATCTAAGAAGATCCGGCGAACTACCGGAGCTGTCTTTTCATCAATGACCATCTGATGCTTCTGAGTAGGATGAGCCTTGTAGCCATAAGGGATGCAGCACACATACTTAGCCTCGCGCTGCTTCATGCCCATAGCAGACTTAACCTTCTTGGAGAGGTCTTTACTGTAATAGTCATAGATAAGGTTTTTGAAGGCAATGTCCATACCGATAGTCTTGCCTTCGTGCTTTGCGCTGTCATAGTGATCGTTGATGGATTTGAAGCGGATGCCGAGGAACGGAAAAATATGCTCCAAATAGTCACCTACCTCAAGATAGTCTCTACCGAAACGGGAGAGGTCTTTGACCACGATGCAACTGATCTCGCCCTTCTTTGCGTACTCAATCATACGCATAAAGTCAGGACGCTCAAAGTTTGTGCCGGAGAAACCATCATCGTAGAACTCAATACGAGGAAGATCGCAGAGCATGGGATTCTGGTCTAAGTGACGATTGATGAGCAAACGCTGAGAAGCGATACTGTTACTCTCGTCCTTGAGCTTATTGGTACGCTTGTCTACATCTTCCAGAGACACGCGCAGATAGATAGCAATTTGCTGTTTCATTATGCGACCTCCTTTCTGAGTCTTTCGCAAGTGGTGGTGAGTGCCATGAACTCATCCATGTAGCTGAGTTTGATTTCGAGACTTCCGTCCTTATGGAGCTTCATCGTTTCGATAAAAGCATCTGCCATTTCAGCCGTCATCTCTGTTGCGTCGTAGAAACGCTGGATCATGAACTTCCATTTCATTTCACCGGTGAGTTGTTCTTCGGTTTCGCTCTTTGCAGATTCCACCTCAGACAGCTTTAATTCAAGAGCCTTAATGTCTGCTGTGATAATCTCTCTGTGATGACCGTAGTCTTCCTGAGAGAGCAAGCCTTCCTTGAGGTCAACATACATACCACTAAGGATAGACTGCTTATGAGCCAGCTTTTGTCTGAGTGACTTGATTTCCTGCTGGGTGTTGTTCTGCTTGAGCTTCGCCTTCTTCATAGCCAACAGTCTGCGAAGGGTGTTCTCCATATCAATGAAGACATCCATCTGCGACTTGATGAAAGTGAAAACTGCTTCATCCAGATCCGCTTTACGCATTTTGATGTCTGAGCAAGCTCTTGAGCCATGCTCTGCATAAGTGGGGCATTTGAAGGTGAAGTACACCTTATCTTTTTTCGTGCTGATAGAACGATGCAGCTTCATGATAGAGCCGCAGTCAGCGCAAGTGAACTTCTTACCGTAGATGTTCTTCTCTTTGGGAAGATGGTCATACTTACCGGTGTTTGCTTTCTGACGCTCTAATGCTGCACTGTTAATCTGCTGCACTCTCTCGAACAGCTCTTCACTGATCAACGGCTCATGGGTATTTTTTACCACGATCCACTCATCTTCGGATGTGATATGATACGGGATGCCGCCATAGAGACACTGACTGCCTTTTTTCTGAGCGAGATGCCCGATATACACGATGTCCTTCAATATCTCAGTGATTTTGTGTTTATTCCAGAGAACAGTGCGTTTCTTCTTATTATTATTGGTTTCGATACCCTGATTGAGTTTATGCTGACCGGGAGACGGGATGCCAGCGTCATTGAGCTTCTTACAGATGCCCATGTAGCTGATGCCCTCGGCTCTCATTTCAAATATCTGCCGGATCACCGGAGCTGTCTCAGGATCAATGAGCAGATGGTTTTTGTTTTCCGGGTCTTTGCGATAGCCGTGAGGCGCGTAATTTCCGATATAGTCTCCACGCTCCATTTTGGCTTGCAGAGCAGAAGTGACTTTTCGGGAAATGTCCTTCGCGTAATAATCATTGACGATATTTTGCAGTGATGCGGAAAGCTGCCCCTCGCTCGTAACCGTTGCCGTGTCATAGCTGTCATTGACGGCGATGAAGCGGAGATTATAAAACGGGCAAATCTTTTCAATGAACTGTGATGTCTCGATGTAGTTTCTTCCGAGACGGGACAAGTCCTTCACAATGATGCAATCAACGATCTCAGCCTGAACAGCCTCCATCATTCGATTAAACTCAGGACGGAGAAAATCAGTGCCGGTGTAACCGTTATCGACAAATAACGCCACCTTTTTCAGATTGGGATGATTGGCAACATAGTCTTCCAGAAGAGTTGTCTGGTTTTCTACGGAGTCGGAATCCTTGCCGTTATCCTCAACCGAAAGTCTGACATAGAGAGCAGTCTTCCAAATGCGAACGGGGGTATCAGCCAGAGTTGCTGGGATGTTTTGCTTTTTGCGTGATACTCGTGCCATTTATACTGCCTCCTTTGTCAAGCGAATTATTTTCTTGGCGTCCTCCTTTGCTTTTTGTTCTGCAAGGAACTCCATGATCGACGCAAACCGGTCATAGTGCATAAGCTGAACTTCAATGTCCTTATCCTCGCGGATGCGGATGAAGTCGATCAGACTGACCACCGCACTGCGAGTGAGTTCCTGAATGTTTTCGTACTGTTTGAACTGAGAGAGCCAGCCTTGCTGTTCTGCCAGACCGCCCATTACGCTGTTGCGCTCACTTGTGAGACGCATGATGGTTTCGTTTGCTTCTTTGATCTTCTGATCGAATTGAGCTGAGAAGGCTTTATATTCCTCACGAGTAATGAATTGACTGCGAAAGTCTTCATACGCGCTGGTCTTGAGCCTTCTATTTTTATCAATAATCTCTTCTTGGAAGGAAATCTTTGCCTTGATCTTCTCAAGCTCACGATTTTCCCATGAGAGGTTATCAATCTGAGTTAGAGCATCTGCCATGTCCATAGCAGCAGCGATGTGTGCCTGAACGACTGCCAGCACAGTATCGTAGACAATAGATTCCTTGATGCTGTGAGACGAGCAGGAGTTCTTGTCACTTTTGTTGCCACCGCAAATGAAATAGCTGTATTCGTGACCACCTGAGCGCGATACTCTGCGTACCATAGGGCTGTCACAGTCTGCACAAAAAATCTTACCGGAGAAAGGATGCACACCATTCGCACCAACGGGACTTCTGGTGTCTTCCATCATGATTCGCTGTACGAGATCAAACTGTGCCGGAGCGATAATCGCCTCATGAGCATTCTCTGTTCGGGACCACTCACTTGATGGCTTGGCAACCGTCTTCTTAACCTTGTGGTTAGGAGAGGTTGTCTTTCCTTGTACCAGAGTACCGGTGTAGATTTCATTCTTTAGAATGCGGTATATTGCAACCGCGCTCCACTGAGCAACTTGTTTCGTCTGAAAGCAAGTCCGCTGCTTAGAGCCGTTTGCCTTCTTATATTCAATAGGAGAAGGTACATTATTGTCGTTGAGCCGATCTGCAATCTGAGCCGGAGACAGACCTTCAATCTTCCATTTGAAGATGTCCTGCACAACCGAAGCAGCATCAGGATCGACAACCAACTGATTTTTGTTGTCCGGTGATCTCATA